GTATCCTGTGGTCCTGGTGCAGTAGCCTTTGCAGGTCTGCCTTTTGAACCATCGGTGTCAAGTCCTAACTTGTTGTCAGGGTCTTCCTTCTTGAGGTTAGAAAGAACCATAGAAGTAATAGATTTTGCTAACTCATCGTGAGCCGCTTTTTCCATTGCTTTTTCGTTCTCTTCTTCCTCAGCTTCTTCTGCCTTAGAAAGTCTTTCGTCCATCTTCTGGAGTACTTCGGCAACAGCACCCATTGCGAGGGTGTTACCCTCTAGTTGCTTTTTAATGTCTTCAATTTCGTTTGACATATTACCATTCCTTACTTAGGTTTTTTGAATTTCTTCGACCAATCCAATCCACGCTGATTGCGTGGTTGGTCTTAGCCATCCGACCCCACAATTCCATGTGATTTAGAAAATTATAAATAATTTATATTTATCTAATTTATTATACGAATTAAACCTAAAATTTTTACAGAAAGCGTATTTAGTTATTCGCCTTCTATTTTAGATTGGACACCATTTGCTTCAAAGGAAAGCATATCATTACGAAAATCATAGAGTGGTACCTGAATTAGCTTCTTCAATTTCTCCAATTGATTGCCTTCAGGCATAGAGGCTTCTACTAAATCTAATACTTTACCTACCATTCTAGAGTGAGTCGCAATAATATATTCCTGTTCTGGTGTTACTTTACTTATGTCTACCATAACTACTCCTTAAAATCCGAAAGACTTTGGGAAATGTTTACTAAAAATTTTGCTGAACTCTTCATCAAACGTTTTAGTTAAGAATCCCGTTCCACCACCTGCACTTACTTCACGGTATGTATACCAACCTGAACCTAAATCAAGTGGTCGCATATCTTGATAAGTCTTGGTGTGTGCTCTTACGGATATTGTTTTTCCTGATGGGAGTTTTCTTTGGTGTCGAGGGATTGGTGATTCATAAGGTCCTTGAAACTTCTTTGCTTCTTTTTGACCTCCGTCTATCTTATCAGCATACTCAGCATCATATGAAATAGAAAAGCCTCCACCTGAAAGGGGAGTGTATTTACCAGATGCTTTTAGATTCCCAGTCTTTCCGACAGGGCATCTTTCTTGTGTTAGTCTGAATATTTCTTTACCCAAAGTATCGACAATTCTTTTTAATTCCCTGTCGAGACCTGTGGGTAGAAATCCTGTTTGAACCATAGTTAAACTCCTATGGTTTATTATACGAAGCTAGGTTTATTTTTTTACTCGTACTTGTACTTTGTTTCTTCGTGGTCTTCTATCTTAGACGCTTCTTCTTTAGCTTTTATTTCCTGTTGCACATCATACTTAGTCTTGATGTTTGGATTAACACCAGGCATTCTTATTTTTTTAAATTTTTTATTCCCTGTGGGTTTCATTGTAATGGAATGTTTTCTTTAGTGATTTGTCTAGCTATTAATTTGTCTGCCACTCTATCTTCTATCTTATCTTTATTGATTAAGGCTAAGGTTACTCCTACCCCCATAGCTAACGAACCAACCACAGGTAAACTTTTCATTGCCATTCGTAATGCTTTAGTCATCTATGCTCCTGCTAAAATTGCTACAAACATCATGCCTACTATGCAGGCAAAGTATGTAACTAGTTTTATATTTATTTTAAATTTTTCCCAGTTATTCACTCTCTAGTACCTTCATACCAAGTGCAATTATTCCACCTGTACAACCTGTGGCTATTTCTGTATAGCCTTGCCACACACCCACTGCACTTAATACTCCTAGTACTATTATAGCAAGAAAAATTTGAGGTCTTAATTTACCCATTATTGGCTAACACCTCCTGGTGGTGTAGGTTCTGATAACAACACTTCATAGTTATTGTTAACTTCCCATATGCTAGCTAGTGTGCTAGATTGCACTGTAAATTCTTTTGTTGTTAAGTTACTGTCGTGTCCAATCTGCGAGAACTGAATTGTTAACTCACCGATGTCAGCTTGTCTAATTACACATGTACCACCTGATGACACTATGTTACTTAAAACTAATTTATTAATCTTAGCGTTAGTAGTTGTTAAACTACCTGTGTCTAACCAAATTCGGTCATAAGTACCACCTTCAGTTTGTAGTAAGTCTGCCATAAAGTTACCACCTGACACTCTTAAGTTTCTAAGTGTGCTTGTAAGTGTCTGTGCAATACTAAGTCCATCAGCAATGTTTTCTTTAATTACAACCTTGTGAGCATTTACATCTGATAGTGTTAATGATTTACATGTATTTCTATCAAACAATAATTCACCAATCTCTAATCTAGTATCTTGTCCTGCTTTACCTTCAATTAGAATAGCTTCAGTTTTACCTGATGGTAATGTTGAACCTGTGTATGCAGTACCAATTGATACGTTAGAAATGTTTATTTCTTCTACTGGTGTAGTTCCTAGAACAATTCTTAATGTGTTGTCACTAGGATTATCTTTTCTCCACGCCATTTCTTTTTCTAGTGTTTCACTAGGAAATTCTGATGGAGCTGCATAGATACCTGGTGAACCGTTAGCGAAACTTCTTTCTACCACGATTTCATTTACTGCAACTGCTGTTGTAGCTGTACCACCAACTGCCAATAAACCTACTGCCATTTGAGGATTTAATCCTAGACCTCTTAATAATGAATACGGAGATTTCATTATTTTAAAGAATCTCCTCCACTTAGCTGACTCGCTATTTAGATATTCTATTTTATTAAACAACCAATCCCTAAATGATTTTACATCTTGATAGATATAAAGAGGTGATTTTAAGATTGCCATAGGCGTAGCTTTTGCCAGTTTAATCATTTGTTTCAAACTTCTAATATGCACAGCCATTCCTAATAGAATTGATGCGACTGATATTCCGATTGAATACCAATACCATGTTTGTAAAAATTCTAATCCTGCCAAAACCATTGTGTAGGTAATGACGTAATTAAAATATCCGATTTCTATTGGTGCAATTTCCCACCATAAGTTAACTGGGTTAATCGCTGTAATGCTTAACGCTACTCCACCACTGATAATTGTCACAAACGTGAACAATCCAAGTAAAGCGTTCCCTACTTTCTTTAATTTTGATTTCATCAAGTTACTCCTAACTAGTAAGTTCCCCGACAATTATCATTAACGATAGTAAAAAGGCTATAAAGATACTAATTTTTATTAAGATTTCTGTACGCATATAGCCACTTAGCTCTCCGTATAACTAACTGTCTATATTATTATACTAATTCGGAGCCCAAACTTCTGGCAAAACATCATTAAATGTTTGTGAACTATCATCAAACCTATTTAAGTAAATGATGTCCTTACCAATCTCTCCATATTTAGGATGATAATATAGTGCTAGTTGTCTTGGTTTATTAATTGCTTGCACTCTTTGCATAGCAAATTCATCTCCACCCTTCATACATCCACAGATATGTATCGCACCTGTGCCGATATCTATCTCATCTATTCTATGAAAGTGTCCTATTAAAACTGAATCAAAATATTCTGGTAAACCAATTTCTTCGTTTCTTAATTTACCTATCTCATCTTGAAGACCTTTTCTAAATTGTAAGATATTACGCATATTTAAAATACCTTTACTGATTGCCGTGCCACTTCCTGCACCGTTTACAAAGTCTCCATGAGATAAGAGTATGTTTCTATTTTTAACTTCTATGGCAGTCATAAAAGATTTAGGTATATGAAATTCTATATTCTTCTGATTCTTACAGAATACAGATACCCATTGGTACAACATGTAATCCCAGTCCATGTACTTATTTTTCATAGGGGGTTTCCTAGTCATACGACCATGATTACCTACAACACATGGAACTCTTACTTTATCAAAGTGTGGGGCTAAAAACATTAATGCCTGTGCGATAAGATTAGCTCCCCGAATCATTTGTCCCATGTTGTGGTCATTATTAGTCAAAGCTAATTCCATGTGAATGTCTCCACTAATCATGTCACCTAACATAGGAATTACTAATTCATCTATCTCCACAGAGTTTCTTCGTAATTCAACAAGAGTTAATACTTGAGTTGCCCAACCGTATAGTCTTTTATTAAATATATCTATGTTGTAAGCATTCAAACCCACCATCTCGTCTGCTTCTACATTGTCTCCGATATGTGTGTCTGTTAATGGTGCGACCATAGATTGTGCACTCGCTGCTCTGACTTTTGATTTAGGTTTCCGTATCTTATATTTTTGAACTGACTTATAAGAAGGAGTAAATTTTTTAACAGCATCTATTAAAAGTTCTTTCTTAGCCTCTTGCTTTAATGCTGACTCAGCTAATTTTTTCCAATACTTTGCTTCACCTTTATGTTTTTCGATATTCTTAATTAGTTTAGCGTGTGCGTCAGGAGAAAACTCTGTAGGCATTTCTTCGGTTTCTTGTTTAGAGAGCCCCTCTCTTAAAGAGACTTCCCTGTCGTACCACTTTTGATAAGTTGTTCGGTGTGCTGCGAAACTGTGTTCTTCTGCCATCCACACGGATATTGCTTCCCAACTCCACCCTGCGAGTCGCCTCTTGATTATTTCGCTTTTTGCCTTTTCTGGGATATGCGTCATAGTCTCTCCTTATATCTAATACTATTATTTTACCACACGTAAAACAGTGTAAATCTTTATCTTCGTTTAGTTGCATTGATGCACTACATTTAGGGCAGGTAATCAAATGTCTAACTTATCCATATCTAGTTTATCAAATGTATCTTCTGCTAACATGATACCTGCTTTTGAATCACTGTGAAAATGTACACCTGCTGTGACTCTGTTTTTTGTTATCTCATCAGCTAAATCAAAAAATCTTTCTTCATATTGTGGATACTTTTTAGTTAATGCCATCGCAATAATATGTGATTGAAATGCATGACCTGAAGGATAAGATGGTGTAGCCGCAGTTTCTAAATCTTCAGGGACCATATTTATTCCATGATAGTCTGTTAAATCTTTTGGTCTAGGTCTATTAAATTTCATCTTTTGTCTCAAGACTATTGTCCTGGTCTCTCTAATGATTGGTTTTAAGTCTTCTTCAGTTAGATTTATTTTATCCTCTTCTTTTTTATCTATATCAAGAACTTTAGCTAAATCAATAAAAGACTTATCTAAATCATTATCTTGTTCTTGAATTGCTTTTTCCTGATAATCATCTGGGCGTTCTTTAAAGTTTTCATGAGCTGTTAATATTTTTTCTAACTCTGTCTTTACTTCTTCACTTTCATTAGGAAAAGGTTTTGGTAATTCAATTTCATCTATCTCATCTAAAGTTAAATCAAATAGTTCTAAATCTTTTTCCATAGCCTCTTTGGCACCAGAGCTTAATTCAGCCATGTCAGTCCACTTTAAATCAGATACATCTTCTGCTTTTGCAAGTTTCTGTGTGTAGTTGTAAGCTGCATTGTTACCCGTATAAGTTCCACGATGTTCGTCAGCATCTCTAGTTAAAATTTTTATATCTTCTTCATCTTGAATTTCATCTACATAATCTTCATCTGCTTTTTGAATTTCATATTTTCCTGTTTTGATTTTATTTTTAATTTGTTTTATTTGATTAGCTATGGATTCTTTTGCATCCTCCATACTAAATGATGCATCTTCTTTATCATGTTCTGTGTCATGAGCTTCGTCAGAATGTTTTTCTATATACGCACCATCATCTGACTTTAAAATATCAGAGATAAAACTATCCACATCTTTTGGCTCTTTATCTTTTTCTATTTCAGGATTGTCATCAATCTCATCTTTTTCGGCACCACGTTTGTATTCTCCCTGTTGCCCCTTCCAGTCCCAACCACTATACTGTTTAGCTACATCGACTGTACCTGAACCAACGGCTGCTGAGTCTAGATTGTTTTCAGGACCCTGTTTCTTAGAATCTTCTTTATATCCACGCA